GTGGCCGTGACCGTGCAGCTGCCCGCCTTGACGGCCTTGACCACACCACCGGAAACCGTCGCATAACCGCTGGGCGAGACCGTCCATGTCACGGTCTTGTTGGTGGCGTTTCTGGGCAGGACTGTGGCCGTCAGCGTCTCGCTGCTGCCCTCGGTCAGGCTGAGGGTGGATTTGTTCAGGGACACGCTAGACACCGCGACCGTGGCTGCCACCGCCGTTGCCGTAATGGTCACATTTCCGGTCACGCTGGCAATGCTCACCACCCGGGTGCTGGCGTTGTAGGCGCTGGACGTAATGTCTGCGCCACCCATTTTGATGGTCACGCTGGACATGGTGAAGCCGGAGGCCGCTGTCAGGGTATCCGTGAAGGATTTGCCCTTCTGGACCGCAGTAGAAATGCCGCCAGCCGCGCTGGTTACATGACTTAGGCTGTATGCGATGTTGCAGAACTCCACTACGTCGCCGCTGTCTCCGCCGCCCGTGCTCTGGCCGAACTCGGTCTTGAGCGCGTCCAGCTGGCTCTGCATGGCCGCATTGCCATAGGCTGCCGACTCAAACAGCGACAAGATAAGAGTTTTGGCGGTGCTGCTCAGACCGCTGCTGCCGCCCGTGTTCCCACTCCCGCCGTTCTCCTGCAATTCCGTCACCGCATCGGTCACATCCGCGATGCCCTGTTCGATGTGCTCCATCGTCGCGGCATCCAATACGGTCACGCCGTCGGTCCACGTTTGTTTTGTGTATTTCATTGCTTCAGCTCCTTCCCAAAATGGCATAGCCCAGAACAGCCCTGCCCAGAACGGCGGTCGTTTCGCCGGGTCCGTCGGGTCCGTCGGGTCCTTCCGCGCTCCAAAGCTCCTTTAGCTGCTCGTACTTCTGGCGGGCCGCCTCGCTGCTTTTTGCAGCCACTTCAAACAGGGCAAGCATCAGCGCCTTTTCCTCGTCCGAAATGCTGTCCCCGGCCCGTGGATAGATGAGGTTTCCCTCACTGTCGTAGATCTTCTTCATGGTCCATCCCCTCAGCGCGTAATGGTAAATCGGACCGACTGCACCAGTTTTCCGGCCTTTACCGTCACAGTCGTGCTCTCGCCGACCACATGGTTCGTTACGTTCACGTTGTACACAAGCTTTGCAAAGCTCTCGCCATAACCTTCGGTGAAGTAGAGCAGTCCCGACCCAACGTCACCCGATGTCGTCACGCTGAAATGAGACGGGTTTGAGTTGCTGATTTCCAGCTCGTCCGCATACCCGGCGTGATTCGGCTGCCAGTAAACTTCCAGCACACCGGCATACGAGATTTCGTCATGAGAACTCTGTCCATTGTTCGTGACTGCGTATGCATACAGTCTCGTAATGTTCGTTTTCTTCGTCACGCTCACGGTACAATCCGCGCTCACGCCGTCGGCAGTTGCCCGCACCACAGCGTTTCCGGTGCTCACGGCCTTCACTACGCCGTCCGAAACGCTTACCGCGCTCGAACTGCTGCTCCATGTCACGGTCTTGTCCAGCGCATCGTCCGGCTTCACGGCCGCAGTCAGCGCGGCGCTGCCGCCCACGGTCAAGTCCAGACTCGTGCGGTTCAGGCTCACGCTCGTCACCCGGATGGCGTCTGCGCTGGCCGTCAGGATGATGTTCCCCGTCACGCTGGCGATCTCCACCACGCCGTCGGCCACGTCGATGGCCGTGCCGCCCATCGTGCAGCTGGCGTTTCCCAGCTTGTAGCCGCTCTCTGCGGTCAGGGCGGTGGCATAGCTCTTGCCCTTTTCCACCACCACAAGGGTGCTGCTGGTGTTCACATGGGTCAGCCGGTAGGCGATGGAGTAATACACCTTCTTCGCGGCCACGTTCACGGTGCAGCTGGCCGTCTTGTTCCCCGCCTGTGCCGTGATCCGCGCCGTTCCTTCGCCCACCGCCGTCACGACGCCGTCGGCCACCGTAGCCGTGTTCGGGTTCGAACTGGTCCACGTCACCGTCCGGTCTGTCGCATTCTCGGGCAGGACCGTCGCCGTCAGGCGGGCGGTGTCCTCTTCGGTCAGGTCCAGCGTCTCGGCACTCAGCGTTACGCTGACCACCTCCACCGGCTTTTCGGTCGCCGTGATGGTGCACGACGCCGTACATCCTTGGGCCGATGCTGTCACCACAGCGCTCCCCGCTGCCTTGATGTTCACGGTGCAGACCGTTCCGTTGGTGCTGATCTCGGCCACGTCGGCGGGCGAAACGGCCCACGACACGGTTCGGTCTGTGGCGTTGTCGGGAATCACCGTGGCCGTCAGAGTCAGGGTCCCGCCCTCGGTCACCGCCGCGCTGGTCTTGTCCAGCCGGATACTCTCCACGGCCACCACAGCGGCCTTGACGTATACCGCGCAAACAGCCTGTTTCGCCCCGGCTTTCGCGGCGATCATGGCGATGCCCTCGCCCATGGCCCGCACGGTGCAGTTTTGGTTGTCCGTTCCGCCGGGTGTCAGCGCCACAACGTCGCTGTTTCCGGTCGTCCAGCTCACCGTCTTGTCGGCGGCATCGTCCGGCAGCACGTCGGCTGTCAGCGTAAAGTCTGCACCGGCTTCCAGCGCCTGATAGCTCTGGCTCAATACGATCTGTTCCACCCGCACCGTCTCCCATGCCTCGCCAAGCTTTGCAAGGATGTCTTTCGATGCCGGGTCCGTGTATGCCGCACGCCGCAGCAGTTCCAGCAGCCACCACCGTTCCCGGTTCGTCAGGCCCTCGCCCGCCTTTCCGGCCTGTTCAGCGGCTTCCAAGGCGGCTTTCTGGCTCAGTGCCGCCGCTTCCTGTGCGGCCTTGGCGTCCTGCTCTGCGCTGGCCGCTGCCGCCTGAGCAGCTGCCGCGTCCTTCAGCACGCGGGCGATGAATTGTTCGTATACGCTCTCCGGGATGTCCTCCAGCGTCGAGTTCAGGTCGATGCTGGGGCTGCACCGGTATTCTGCGGGCCGGGTCATGGCCGTGTATCCCTTGCCGTCCACGGCCAGCAGCATCCAGATGCCCCGCCGCACCGCCGTGAACCGCTTGTCCACCATGGCGCTGTTCGCTGCATCCAGCAGAATGGGCTGCGGCAGTCCGCCGCCTTCCTGCTCGATGTGCAGCGTCACGGCCATCCCGGCCCACTCGCGCGGCAGCGTAAATTCCAGCCGCTCCACACCCGCGCTTCCCACGCCGCCCAGCACCAGCACTTTGGGCTGTGCCAAGAATTCCACGCCCCCGAAGCACGATTTGATGATCTTTACCTTCAAGCTCGTCCCTCCTTTCTATGTCATCCTACCATTCCCCGCCCGTCGTGGGTACTCCGGAGTTTTCCAAACCACGCAAAAAACGCCCCGGCCAAATTGGCCGGAGCGTCCTGCGTTATCTTACCCCCTTCCACTCATCCTTCTTCGCGGTCGCCTTCTGTTTTTCTGCATCCTTCAACCACGTTTCGAAGTTCTTTTCCTCATACAGTGCCTTTCCATCCGCCCTCAGCTTCAGCAGCATGGTTTCCAGCTTCTTCCGGTCGGCGCTGCTTCCTGCCAGATACTCGTCCTTCACCTGTCCTGTGATGGCCGACTTGATAGCATCCGCACTCTTGCCCGCCGTCAGAAGTCGGCTGATCTCGTCGTTCACGTCCTTCGCGCGTCCGCTTTCCAGTGCATCGGTCAGGCCGCCGTAAACGCTGCTGTAACTGCTGCCATCGTCCTTGGCCTTCAGCAGTTCGTCAGCCTTGGCATTCACAGCGCTCGTCACAAGGTCGATCACTTCTTCCCGCTTGGCCACGTCACCTTTGCCGGTCCGCTCGATGCCCATGGCATCATATAGCTTCAGGATGCATCGCTTTGTCGCGTCCTGCCGGTCTTTGTCCTTGCCCTCATTCCGGGCCTTGGCCGCATCCAGAATATCATCATCGTATTTTTTCAGCCGGCTCTTCAGCTGGCTGTCCACTTGGTCGGTCTTTCCCATCTGGTCCAGCTTTTTCAGCGCCGCTTTCGCTTCGTCGCTGTCGCCGCTCTGGATGGCGTTGAACAGCCGGTCATACTGTCCGGTGGCCGAGCTGGGTGCAGAGCTGAGACTGATTCCTTCGCCCTTTGCAAGGCCCTTCACATCTTCCGCATAGGCCCCGAATGCATCCACCATCTTCCGGGCATTCGCTGCCGGAACACCGAGGATGTCCAACCCGTATTCCATCACGTTGACGCCCGCCTTCCGGAGTTTCTGGTGATATGCGTCCAGTTCTTCTTCGTCCATGCCGGTGGTGTCCTTCCGGATCAGTGTGTACAGTTTCGAAGTCGCGGCAAACAGGTCGTTGACAGCGCTGATGTTGGTAGCGCTCACCACATCATAATCCGTCCCGTTCACAGCATTGCCGATGATGCTGTAGACCTCAGAGCCAAACAGGAAGTTTCCCGCCGCACTCTCCGTGAACAGCCCTGCAAACCGGTTCCACAGACTTTTGGCGGTCACATCTCCGTTCTCGTCCTGTTCCCGGTCCCAGCGGTGCAGCAGGAAGTCCGCGCCGATTTTCATCAATGCAAAAACTGCGGTCTGGATCACCTGACTGGATGCCGCCCGCCGCAGATTCCGGCCCGCACGGTCCAGTTCCGCCTTATTTTGCTCGTTATTCTGGGTCCTATACCGCGCCTTCTGAGCGTTATAGTCCATCACGGCGTCGGCCAGGATGCCGTAATTCTGGAAGCGCTGAGTTGTGAACATGGTCAGCGTCTTGGTGATCTCGTTGTCGCTTCGCTGGATACCCGCCCGCTGCATCACGGTATAGTTCGGCTGGGTCTCCTCAATGACCCGCTGATACATCTGATTGACTGCCGCCCAATATTCTTCGCTGTTTTTTGTCTTTGCACCGTCGTCAAATTCCGCCGGGTGGTGCTCCACATAATGCTTCGCACCTTCCCACAGAGCCGCGACCGTGATCTCATCCATGCCGTTGATCCAGCCGGTCACGCTCTTAGGCAGGGCATCCATCAGGTTCTGCACGGCTCCATTGTCCACGCCGACGGATGCCAGTTCTCCGCGCTGGCTCCCGCGCAAACGGTATTGCAGCAGGGCATCCCCGTGCTTGCTGATCTCAGCTTCCAGCGCGGTCCGCTGCTTGGAAGAAAGATTCTTCACGAAGGGCAGAACTGCCGCCATGGTATCGCTGCCCAGAACCGCACCCGCCGTGGGCAGAGACGCCGCCTGTGCGATGGCAACGCCGGGGTTCAGTGTCAGGATCGCCCCTGCGTAATTCCGTCTCATCACACGCCCGATGCCGTCCGAGCGCTTCCGCTGCTTCGATTGCAGGTCCGTCAGCAGGTAATCCATGTAGTTCACAGCATCCTGACCCCAATGTTCCTTAATGATGCCGTTCTTCAACTTTCCGATGCCGTCCCGCGTTTCCACATCAGCATTCAGGATTCGGTTCGCATCCCGGATGGGTGCAGCCAGTCCTGCGTATGCTGCCGTATCCCGCAAGCTTCGCTGCACGACGCTGCTGCACTCTTCCAGCAAGATGGGCTTGCCGCTCTTCACACGCTCTTTCAAAAAGCCGCGTCCTTCGATGGTCGCATCCAGCTTCAGGCCCTCGATCTCGGTTGCCAGCTGTGCCCGGTCCACCGCGATGGGGTAATAGTTCTTCACGTTTGCCCGCTGGAAGCCTACCAGCTTCATGCTCGTTTCGTTGATGAGCTTCGTGGTATAATTGCCGAAAAACTCCTGCATGTCCGCGATCCACGCCCGGTCGTAGTCCGTCAAGGCATTTTCCACCGCGTTCAGGATCGTGTCTGCCATAGCGTTTCCTTCGCTGTCCGTCAGCATCCCGATCTGCACGGTCTGCCCTTGCTGATACGCCCGTTCGATCTTGCCCTTGTTGTACTTCTTTGCATCCGGCAGGACCAGACCGCCGTTCAGCAAATGCTCCCGGCTGTCCGCGTTCTGCAAATGCATGTAAAGGCTGCACAGCTGGGCGTGGGTCAAGGGCACAGCTCTGCTCCTCCGGTCCTTCAGGCCGATGTCCACCAACTCCGCGCCGGGTCCTGCGAATTTTTCCATCTGCTTGAGGTTTGCCTTGCCGGTCACATCGTCAAACAGCTTCGTTCCTTCCACTGTGATCTCGGTCTGCCGCCGCTGGCCGTCGTTCAGCATGTCGGCGATCCGCTCCATCTGGCTGTTCTTGGCATAGCCGCCCAGCATCCGGAACACTCGCTTTGCCCCCAGCATATCAAGGTTATACTTGGTCAGCATGTCCCGCAGCCGTCCCATTTCGTTGCCCTTTGCAGCCAGCACTTCCAACCCTGCGTTCTGGGCAAAGGTGTCGATCTCTTCAGTCTTGGCAAGGCTCAAGGTCTTGTTCTCAGTCCGGATCACATGCAGCGTTCCCGCCGTGATGGCCTTCAGCATCCGCAGCTGGTCCACCGTCATGGGCAGATAGGTCCTTGCTTCGGTCTCCTTGATCCGCCGCTTCAGCCGGTCCCGCAGCTGTTCAGCCTTGTCACTGTCGCCCAGCGCTTCGGCTTCGGTCAGCTGCTGGTGCAGCTTGTCGAGCTTTGCCTGTTTCGTGTTCGTCAGGTCCGCCCGCAGGGTCTGGATCATCTTCGGCACGCCGGTCTTGTCCCAGTCGTAGGCAAGGCTGCTGGGGTCGTTTGCGTCGCCCATCGTCTGGCTGATGCTCGTTTCCAGCACCGTCAGCTGCCGTACTGCGGTTTCGTTCAGGATGGTCATGTCTGCCAGCTTCGCCACCTCGATCGCCTGTTGGATGAGCCGCGGCTGCACATATTTGCCCTTTGTCGGCCGCAGTACCATCTGGTTCAGCTGGGCCAGATTATTCCGGATACTCCGCTTCAGTTCTTCTGCCTTCCGGCCATCCCGCACCCGCTGCACCCGCTTTTCAGCGATCATCTGAGCATGGGCCTTGTTTTCTGCTTCGTGCTTTTCCATCAGTTCCTTGGCCTTTTCGTTCCGGATGCGCTGTTTTTCCTCCCATTCTTCTTTCTTCCGGTTATTCTCCACAGCCCATTCCATCATCTCGTCCTGCTGATAGATCAGCTGCTGTTCCGCAAAGTCGGCTCTGCGCCGTTCTCCGGCAACTTCTGCGCTCAGACTATCGATCTGCGTCCGCAGTTCCCGGTGTTCCAGCGCGATTTCATCCAGCATTTCCTGCCGGGCATCCGTCAGCCGCTTCCGCTCTGCTTTCCATTCCCGCTCGTAGGCTTCCTTCAGCACATCCAGCTTCTCCGCCATGTCGCCCGCATTGGTGATGTCCACGCCCAGTGCATCCAGATTCTCGTCCAACAGCCGTTCCGCTTCTGTCATCTGCTGCACAGCATCGCTCTGGTTTCCGGATTTCTGATTTTCCCGCAGCCGCCGGTCAAATTCCTTTCTCTGCTCTTTCTGCACGCTCTTCAGGTCCTTCACAGCCTTGGCTGCACGTTCTTCGTCTCCGGCTGCTGCCGCAGCGGCCTTTCGCTGCCATTGCTGGAAAGAGTCAAAAATAGCCTGTGCGTCGCTCATCTCGGGCACGTTCATCAGTTCCCCGATGATCCGGCCCGCCAGTTCCACCTTGGCGTCCTCATACTCAGACACATCCTCAAACCGGCTCATCATCTTCGGCTTGATGGCGTCATGCACGTTCATCAGCACGTCCAGCCACTCGGTGCTCTCCATGCTGGCCGCACCCTCTACGCCCGCTGCCTTTGCCGCACTCCGGAACAGCGCCGCCGCGCCGTCCTTCACGCCGCCCGTGGCCCGGGTATCGTTGACGATGGATTCATATTGTTCCGCCGGGTTGCCGTCCCGGTGACCTTCTTCCTGCCGCAGCTTCACACCGTGGCGTCTGGCTTCGGCTACCGCTTCGCCCCAGCTGCCATACTGGCGCACAAGTTCCGCTTTCGCTTTGCCGTTTTTGTCTACAGTATAGCTCAGATCATGGTATTCCGGGAACTGCTCCCACAGCTCTGTGTTCCGGTAGGTCGCATGGTCAAGGATCTCGCCCGCGATCGTTTCGCCAAGGCCCTGCGCCTTGTTCATGTCTGCGCCGTCCGTCCGCATGTACTCGAGCAGCGTCCGCATCTCCCGCGCCACATGTTCCGCATCCGCCTTTCCCTTTGCGCCGTTGGCTTTGATCAGCTGTTCAGCTTTGCCCAGAATGCTGTCATCGCTCACCCGCACGCCCCGGGTCAGGCCCATCATCTCAGTCAGCGTCCGGATGGCCGCGCTGTTGTCCGCGATCACCCGGCTGGCCTGTCTCTGGCGGTTCCGTTTTGCATCCCGGTCAGCCTGATCGGCACGCTGGAACCGGACATTCGGCACTTGATTCAGCAGCTTCGTGCGCTGGGCATCGTCTCCGGCCTTGTATTCGTAGACGGTCACGCCCTTTTCCTTCAGCGCATTCAGCACCTCCGAAGATGTGTTATCCGGCACGATCGCCGCCCGGACTTCCTCAAAGTCCACCGCCCGCTGGGGCTTTGCTTCAAAGTAACCGGTCGGGATGTCCGCAATGGTTTTGTACAGCGCCACGATCTGCTTTGCCGTCTCACGGCTGATGGCATAATCTTCTTTCGCGAATGCTTTGGTCACCGCTGCCATGGTCTGTTTTCCCTGCGCAGCCCGCAGAAGGATATCACCAAGGATTTCCCGTTCTTCGAAGCTGTTGTCGGCGTGCGCAGTTGTTTCTTTCCGGAGCTGGTCGATGACTGCTTCGATCTGCTGGTCTGCCTGTTTCAGCAGCTTCTGATACTCTTCTTCCGGCATCTGCTGCAAGCGGCCTTTGTCCGCCCGTACCTCGTCCAGATTCTGATATTCTGCCGTCGCGGTGCTCATCAGGGTATTGGCCGAAAGCCCCCAGACATCCTGCCCTCTGGCGTTCTGCTGGTTCATTGCCGCCACAAGATTTTGCAGCGTGTAAGGGTTGTGCAGCTGTTCAAAGGTCCGGCTCTTTCCGCCCGCTGTAAAACGGTCCTTGCTGTTCCGGATTCCTTTCTCGCCTAAGACGCTGCCCAGCTGCTCATAGACCCAATTTTTGACCTCATTTTCCGGGGCAGCTTCCCGAATCGCGGTCCTCGTCCCTTCCACATCCAGTGTCGGCTTTCCGCCGCTGGTGTCCGTCAGCATCTTATAGGCGTGCTCGAGCATCCCATACAGCCGGTCACGGTTGCTGTTCCGCAGCTTATCGATCCGCATCTGCCAGCGCCGGTTCTGTCCTTCCAGCGTTCCATGGGTGTACTTTTCTTCCAGTGCATCTGCCGCTTTGTCTGCCAGCTGGTCCATGAGTTCAAAGTCACCGTTTTCAAAAACTGCCCGGAGGTCATCCCCGCCTACATGTTCGATGACCTTTTCCAAGGCATCGTTTCCAAGGCTGTCGAACTGGTCCCGTTCCGTTTTATACACTGGTTCCACTGTTTCGCCCTTGGCCTTCAGATAGGCCAGCTGCACCGCCGTGTCGTTCTGCAGTCTCTGGGCCAATTCCGTTCGGCTCTCGCCGCTCACATCGCCGACGCCGATCCGCTGCAAAGCCGAGCTGTTTGCAAATTTCCCTTCAAAAGCGTTGCGGCTTGCGTCGTCTACTGCGGTTTCAAATTGGTTCCGTGCCTTCTCGTTTATCTTATACTCCACATTCGGCCTTGTCGGGGTCCACGCATCCGAACCATAAACGCGGTTTGCGCTGTTCACCGCCGGGTCAATGGTATCCGAGCCAAACACCAGCGAAATAGGACCATACTTCGTATGCCCTTCCTGCGCCTTGACCACCGCGATGGACGGCGACGGCATCCCTCCCAGCTCCAACGATTCCTTCAGATTCTCTTCCGTCAGGTTGTGGACCGCCACAAGGTCCTTCTTGGTGTCCACCTCCACCGGCGTTCCCAGCTGGAACCGCACCGATTTTTTCACAGGTTCGTCGGTTCTCTTGCTTTCAGTGAAATCTTGTGCTATACTTTGTTTAGAGACTTCCGACCCTCTGCTCCCCGAATCTTCGGATTCCATGTGGGCTTTGCCGGAGGTCTCCATCGAACCCTTCGGCAATCTACTCCTTGAATCTTCGGATTCTATGTGGGTACCACCGAAGGGTTCTATAAAGCCTTCTCGCAGACTACTCCCCGAATCATTCGATTCCATGTGGGTACGCGAGAGGGCTTTATTGTTTACCGGGGCGATATTAACGATATCATAGAAAATCTCCCGATCATCTGCCTTGATAGCCGTCAGAACATCCGCCTCATAGAAATTTTGACCGACCTGAATTTCGATTTTTCCTCGGTTGAATGCTTCTGCATTCTTATGATTTGCGGGTTCACGATACACTTCATCCGCCGTTTGAATGATCTCATCCAGATTCGCGGCCATCCGCATTTTATCTACATAAATCTTTTCATTGCTTCGTTGCAACATCATCGTTGATTTAGAACGAACAAATTCACTTCTTCCATCTTTATGATTCAAAATCGTCCATCCGTTCCGCTGAAAACCATTTGGATACCGGTCTTTAATGGTCTGCTTGACGACCGCTTTCCATTCTTCCTGCGGAACATCCTTTAGAATATCTTCGTCGATCTTGATGTAGCTTTCACCGTCAGCATTTTTCTGAATCGAGAACCGAATCCCTTTTCTTCCCGCCGTGTCCTCTGTTTTGAGGGCAGCGGCGTTTTCTTTTGCCGCCCGCAGGTTGTCCATCGCCTTTTCCGCATGGGCAAAATATTCGTCCTGTAAAATACGCCGTTCTGCTTCGGCTAGACGCTTCGCTTTCAGCGCGGCCGCATTGTCCGGGTCATGGGTCAGAACTTCCTTTGCGCGGCTGATGATGTCCGTCAGCAACTTCTTCACCCGGTTCATTACAGCCTTCACCTTGCCCGCTGTGCCCGCGTTTTTCTCAGCCTGACCGCGCTGGAACTCCACCCAGCACTTGAAATCTGCTTCCGTCGAAAAGATTCCCCGCCATGCATCCGCTACAAGCTCTTCAGCGGCCTGTGCATAGGTCAATCCCTGCCGTGCATAGACGTCCAGCTTTTCCCGGATCATCTCATCGACGCTCTCGTATCCGTCCATCTCGGCCAGATACTGCAGGGCATGATCCTGAAGCGTCTTTGCTCCCTCGCTGTCCAGCGAGTTATACCAATGATAATCCTCGTGCAGGATGGTCCCAAACAGATCTGTCACGCTGTCGCCGAAGAAAATACGCCCTGTTTCCGTGTCCACGTAGGCTTTTACATTTGGGTCATTCTGAAGCACGTTCTGCAAAATGGCATCCGTGCCGGTGGCTTTTGCATTCAGCTCGATCAGGCGGCTTCCCATGTCGGCCCCGTTGTGGTCCAGTGTTCCTTTGTAATAAACGGTTCCTTCTCCGCTCGTGCTCATGCTCGTCAGCTGACCGCCATAGTTCGGCTGTTCTTTGATATCCGCACCATAGAGATAAGCTTGCTTCAGCGCCAGCCGTCCGGCGTCGCCGCTGTCCAGCACATAGCTCACATTCAAAGCCGTATGGTTCATCGCGCCCGCCAGCTTCAGCGCATCGTCGAAGCTCTTCACCTCTTCCATCTGCGCCACCCGGTAAATGGTCGATGCCGCCGCTGCATACCGCTTGGCTTCCACACCTTTGGGCAGCTTCTGGCTGATGTCCTGCACGGCACTGTCGCTCTTGATGCCCCACTGTTTCAGAGTGCTTGCCACTTCCGCTTGTCGGGCCGTCTGACTGCTCGGCTCCCGCAGTCCATAGGTTTCCCGCAGCGGGCCGCTGCCCTCAGATGCCGCCGGGTCAGCCTTCAGCTCTGCGTCCGAGTAGTCTCTGCCCTCTGCCGCAGGGCCATCGATTTTCTGCACCGTTGGGCTTTGTTCATCCAGCACAGCTGTCCCGTCCTGCCAATGGCTCCCCTCATTAGGGGAGCTGTCTGCGCCAGCAGACTGAGAGGTTTCCACCATTTCCCCAGCCTTTTCCACAGTCTGCGGTTTGATTTCCGGGTGTGCGGCCGCCGCACTTTTTACTTCGTTCTGTTGTGCAGCCAAATCCCGCAGCATCCGCCGGGTCGATGCCGCAGTTTCCGGCAGCTTCACGCCATAGGCTTCTTCCAGCGCGGCACGGTTGGCTTCATTTCCAGCTTCCGGCGTAAACAGCCGTATGGTCTTTCCCGTCAGGCCACCGGCTTCCACAGCCTGTTCGAACTGCCGAACTGCAGGGTTTGCATTCTGGCTTTTCACAGGTTCTGCCGGTTCCGTTTTTTCTTCCGCAGCGCTTTCAGCCTTCGGTTCCGCGACCGCTGCTTTTTCCGCTGCCCCTTCCTGCACAGTCTGGCTCTGCATCCCGGGTTCCTGTGTGCGCTGCTGGGTCTTTTTCGCTGCCGTTTCCGTTTGCTGGATGGTCTGTCCGGCCTGAGCCGCCCGTTCCTGTGCCGCATTCACCGCCGTCTGTTTTGCCTTTTCTTTCACAGCACCCACGCCTGTGCCCGCAGCGCCGCCCATCGCGCCGGATACACCGCCCGAAAGCCCGCTTTCCAGTGCGCTCAGGAAGTTTTCCTTGGTGAACATCTTCTGGGCGGTCTCCGTGTCGCCCAGTGCTGCATCGATAGCCTGATCAGCATAGCTCTCCACGAACGCTTGCATGGCGTTGTCGATGCCGCCCGAAACGGCGTTCGCAATGGCGGGATACTGCTGTGCAAACGGAGATTCACCCGCCATGCCGCGCACAAAGTCCGCGATCTGCCCCGCCACGGTATCTTTGGCATAATCGGAACCCATCGTCTTGGCAAGGTCTGCCGCGCCCACTCTGTTGATGGCCCAGCCGGCGCCGAACTTCAGCGCGGCCTTTGTCATAGCCTTTTCCGGGCTTTCGCCCCTCTCGTCGCTGGCCGCCAGACTGTCGCCCGCGCCCTGCAAGCTCAGAACGGGCAGCACCAGCGCCGGATTCACCGCTCCCAGCACGAGGTTTTCTCCGGCGCTCAGCGCCGCACTGTGCATGAACTTCTGTACGCCGCTCTCGCCCGCCTGTGCATCGGCCAGCAGCTCTTCGCCTTTTTGGTGGGTGTCCCTGCCCCAGTTGTAAACAGGGTTGTCCACCTTCACGCTGGCCTGTCCTTGGGCCAGTCGGGCACGGGCATCGGCGATCTCTTCTGCCGTCCATCCGGCCCGGATCAGGTCTCGGTCCGTGTACATGCCGTTCGTTCCGTCCACGCGCTGGATGGCCCGCATCAGGGTGCGGGTGCGGTCGTCGTCCTTCACTTCCGTGCCAACTGCCTGTGGCAGCGCACCCGCAGCCATCGCCGCCGCGCCGGAAACATTGGCCGCAACGCTCTTCGCGCTGTTTCCGATTCTCCGCTCGGCCTTTTCCAGCAGCGGAACGGTGTCATACTGTGCATTGATCTCCCGTGCCCGGTCGATCTGTGCCTGTGTCCACCCGCCGTTTTTGATCAGGTCCGCGTCCGTATAGGCTCCGTGGGTGCTGTCCACCCGCCGCACGGCGTCCATCAGGTTCTGGTTGTCGTCGGTGTCCCGCCACCGGTTCACGTCTTTGTAAACATCCTTGGTCCCAAGGTCCTGCTGGTTCAGCCAGTCACTCCGGCTGTCCAGTTCGTCCGCCAGCCCCAGATTGTTGTTCGTCCGGTAGCTGTCATAGGCGGCCGCATACAGGTTTTCCCGCTCCTGCGTTTTCTTGGCCTGTTGCTTGGCATCAAATTCTTTGCCCCACTGTGCAAGCTGCTCTCGGGTGACTCGTTCCGTTTTCGGCTGTGCCGCCGCGGTCGTCTGCGCCGTAGTCTTTCCCTGATAGGTATCTTTGTTTTTCCGGTCCGGGTGCTTCGCTTCATATTCCTTGCTCCATTGCGCAAGTTGGCTTTTTGTGACCGCCATATCCGTTTTCCTTTCCTGTTGACAAATATTATTCTATGTGTTATCCTGTTATCGAGGAGATGATGATGTGAAAAGCTATTCTTCGCGGGAAGTCATAAAGGCCCTAAAAGCGGATGGCTGGTATGAGGTGAACTGTGTCGGCAGTCACCACCAGTTCAAGCATCCCACCAAAACAGGCCGTGTGACGGTAAAAGACCCTGATAAAGATATTCCAAGGCCGACATTGAATCGGATCGAGCAACAATCCGGTTTGAAGTTCCGTTGATTTGATTGGAGGTTTTCTGTATGAAAAAGAATCTGCCTGACCGCTATTTCTATCCGGCGGTATTCATCTATGAAGAAGGGCAGGAGATCGCGGTCGATTTTCCAGATCTGGGCGTCGCCACAAGCGGCACGAGCGAAGAGGACGCGCTCCTCTCCGCCCGCGAACTTCTTGGTTGTGTGATGTGTGGTCTGGAAGAAGATGGTGAACCCATCCCCGCGCCTTCCGCACTTTCTTCCATCGAACCAAAAGAGAACGAGCGTGTCGTTCTGGTCGATGCCTATATGCCTTCGATCCGCCTTGCCAGCGTGAACAAGTCGGTCAGCCGCACCGTCACGCTTCCCGCGTGGCTCAACGCCGCCGCACTGGAACGGAATGTCAATTTCAGTCAGGTCCTGCAAGATGCCTTGAAGCATCAGCTCCACCTCGCCTGAGTCCTCTGCTTTCCAAGACCCTCACCGCAGAAATACGGTGAGGGTCTTTTTTTATGACAGTCGGCTCAATGCTTCGTAAATTTCATCTTCCGAGTAGCCCTGCAGCCGCAGACTCTCATAGATCGTCTGGTCGTCAGCTCCCTTTTCTTTCTGCCCCTTTGCCGCGTTGGCCGCAATATCCACCCGGCTGAGCGTTTTCTGCCCGCTCTGGGTCGTCTTGCTCCCGCCGGTCGTTCCGATACTGCCCCATTTGCTGCCCGGGTCAAGGCTCAGCTGGATGCGCCTGTCGGGCTGGGTCCCGCTCGTGTCCGTACTGCCGGGAACATTCACACCGGCATCTCTCAGCTGATCTGCGATCACTTTGTATTGGGTCGTTCCCTCTTTCAGGCTGGCCAGTTTTCCCAGCAAGGTCGTGATGTTTCCGCTCGAATACTGGATGCCGCCGCTCGTTCCGCCCGAGCTGCCGGAACTGCCCGAGCTTCTCGTGCTCCCCGAACTCCGGCTGTAGCTGGAACCGCCGCCCGAACTTCCGCCGGAATACCCTCCCGTCGCCGTATAAAGGCTGTAATTGATGAGGTTCTCCGGCAGACCATACGATTGCGCCACCCATCGTGCCGCATCCGTCTGCCCGGCTTGTGCCAGACTGATGGCATCTTTCAAGCCCTTCAGCTGTTCCGTGAATGTGTAATCTTCTCCGCTTTCCTTCTGATTAAAGACATCCGTAGTCAGTCCGATCTCCGAAAGCAGCTTGTTCGCAAGCTCCGGTTCGTCTTTGTTTTTGTAATACTCATACGCCCTGTCCAGAATATCTTTCTCATAGCTGTCGTTGTACTGCTTTTCTGCCATCTGGTTCGCCCACTGCTGCTGCGTATACCCCTTGTAAGTATCATAGGCCGTCAGCGCCGCAGACCCGGCATTCTTCACCGCGTTCCATGCATTGTTCCAGAAGTTCGAAACCTCCTGCCGTGCGGTGTCGGCACGGCTGGCCGTGTAGTCTCGCCAGTTCTGGGCATCTGCCACGCTGCCGCTGTGTTCGCTCTGGTCAATGTTTTCCTGCGTCATCATGGCATTCAAAAGGTCCGTCAGGCTGTTCTGCTGGTCCTGCACCCGGCTGGCCGCTTTGGCCCGCAAGCTGGGCAGCGCGTCGTCCACCGCTGCCATCTGCTCGTTGTAGCCCTGCTGGGCCACGTTCCCGGCCCAGCTCGAGCCGTACCCGCCCGAAAGCCCGTTCGTCACATCCACGGCGTTCTGCGCCGCTGCCGATGCATTCTGACCGGCCCTCTGGCGGTACTGGTCAAAGGCTTGCGCGGTCAAGTCGTCCACGGCGCTGTCGGTCCCGCTGCCGCCCAGCGCATCCAGCGCCGCGTTGATGCGGTCTTTGTACCGGCTCTGATAAGCCCCCGGCATCGACTGTTCTGCCGCGTTCATCGCCTTCACGGCTTCATTCTTTCGTCTAATCGTTCCCATTGTTCACTCACCTCTTAAAGAAACAGCAGCGGAATCAGCTTTGCTGCAAATTGCACCACCTGACCGATGCCGTTGATCCAGTTGCTCGTCGTCTGCTGCTGTTCATCGCTGGCCTGATCGTATTTGTTCTGGTAGTAGTTCAGCCCGTTGTACCAGTCCGAAAGCTGATCCTGATACTGGTTGTAGTCCTGCTGTTCCGCCGCCTGATACCCGGCCAGCTGCTGCTTCAGGTTCGATTTCTTTTGGTTGTAGCTGTTGTATGCCTGATCGTATAAGTTATCGGTCACGGTGTCCAAGGTGCTCATGGCGTTCTGATAAGCGTTCTGACCGGCCTGTGTGCCGTAGCTCGAACCATACCCGCCGGTCAGCGCCGACGCCGACGCCTGTGCATTCTCGTTGGCCAGCTTTGCCCGCCGGGTGGTGTTGTTCTTATACTGGGTAAAGGCCACGTCTTTTTCCGGGTCGTAGCTGAAGGTTTTCATTCCTTCCAGCCGGCCCATCGTGTCGTTGATCTTGTCGCTGTACTGGCTCTGGTAAGCTCCCGGCTTCGTCGCTTCGTACTGCTGCAACTCGTTCCGCGCATCTGTTACTCTGCTCATTCCGATTCTCCTTTCAGATTCTTCAGCATCTCCGCCGAAAGATTTTCTTCATCCAGATTTCCCAGCACATACAAAAGCTGTTCTTGCAGCTGGTAGCAGAAATTCCGGACGGCCCGCGCGTCCTCCGGGGCCATGTTCTCCGAAAAGCTGGGCAGCGCGATCTTGCCCAGTCCTGAAATATTCGCCATCTGGCATCTCCTTCTTTGAGGTTTATTTTCCTGCCCGGTTTCCCATCGCCGAAGCAAGGGTCAGGGCGATGCTTCGCACCACAAGCTGTCCGGTCCCGGTCAGCTTCAGCCGCAGCGTGTCGCACCGTTCCGGCACAAAGGGCAGATTCACCCGCGTCCACTTGTCCGAAACGTCGGCTCTTCCGGCTTCTTTCCAAGCCCCGCCGTCGTAGCTGGCCCATACTGTCACCACGCCCCGCTCCATCGCATCCAGCCGGATGGTAACCCGGGAAATATATTTGTCGTCGGCCAGCGCCAGCCCGATGTCGCCGGTCACCATCTCGTACTGCACCCGGTCCAGTTCGCCTTCGTCCTTGTCAGGGTCCACGCCCCACAAAGACTCTCCATCGTAAAGATAGAGCTGCCGCCCGGTCGAACACATCTCCTGTCCAGCCGGGTCCTCTTCGGTCCATAAGCCGCGTTCGGTGTCCAGCACCAGCAGCCGCTGGCTCTCCTTCGCCGCGAGGTACAGATAATACCGTCCGCCCAGCGCCCCGCCCACAGCCCGCAGGGCCGTGTTCAGCCGTTCGGTTTCCAGATTCCCGCTCACCTTCGTGGGCAAGCTCCCGTCCCACGCCATCACGCCGGACGGCGAAAAGTAATACAGCACCTCGTTCAGCACGCACAGGCTCTTCGCGGCCCCCTTGGCCACGCCCGCGCACTTCACGCTGCTCATCTGGTAGTCGGACGGCTTCGAGCCGTACAGCTTGTGGATGCAGTTTTCTTTGAAGAACAGCACATAGCCCATGCAGGTGGCCGCGCCGGTAAAGCTCCCGTCGCTGCCCACGTTCACAGCGTAGCTGTCCGCCGCCGTTCCACGGTACGAGAACCAGTTCGACGGGTCGCCCAGCTTGCACGCATAGATGACGTTTTCCTTGCTCGAGCAGCCCCACACCCGGTTGTCGCATTCGGTCAGAAAATCAATATCCGGGACCCGTCGCTCCAATACAAATTCCTGTTTGTCATCTTTTCCGGCAACCCCCATCCCGTCGATGCCGATCCACTGAATCTTGTCTGCGAGCTTTGTGAGCACACCGTAAAACATTGTTCCACTGGATTCCAACTCAATTTGAATCCAGTCGTCGTCCCTTGCAGAAACAGCATGGTCACCGTCCAGACCCTTCAGATGCTCTTCTGAGCCGCTCATGCCGCTTATGGTCACGGTATCCCCGACCGCAAAATCTTTGCCGATTCCGGTCGCTTCCAGCTTGCAGCAGTTCAGCTCGATGGCGGACCAGTTTCCTGTGGCCGCGCTGTAGATTTCCAAAACATTTTCGCTGCTGTAAGGCTCCTTCTGGTCGTTCAGCTTAAGAAACAATGTTCCATCGTCCGGGTCCTCTGGTTCCGTGGCCCCGCGCTGGGTCACCGTGTAGGTCTTACCTGCCACATCGCAGGGGGTAAAGCTGACGCTTTTGATCCCAGTGACAGCATTTTGACTGCTCAATTTCCATTCTGCCCCCAGCTTCGTCACCGACAGGTCCTTGGTGTCGAACGCCACCTTGTCCGGCCAGATCAGCACCTTCGTGCCCATGCCGATCATCTGCTTTTCGCTGTCCGTCACCGCATTCCATACAAAGCTTGCCTTCTGGGGCGTCTCGTCCGGGTTATAGATGAGGTCCCGCCTCGAAACGACCAGCAGTCCGTTCAGGTGATACATGCCGTTCGTCGCTGCCGCGTGCCGCACATGCCGCCGGTGTTTCCGGGTCGCCAGCGCCGGATAACCCCGGCTCGAAAAATTCCTGCCTTGGCTCAGTTCTGCTTCACCGCACCCGTAAGTCTCGTTCAGGCCCCCAAAGGCCCGCAGCATCTGCCGTGAGCTGCTGATTAGATTGAATTCCATCTTTCTTTTCCCTCTGTCGCGGAGCCATCCCGCTCCCGACATCATAAGCTTTCTTCGTCCAGCACAGCCAGAACCGACTTGCCAATGGCTCCCCTATTTAGGGGAGCTGTCACCGAAGGTGACTGAGAGGTTCAATATAAAAACTGTGCCGCCGTCTTGGGCGGGTAATTTCGCCGCATCCATGCGCCGAACTCCTGCACCATGTCGCTGTACTGCTGGTACTCGTTCGCGGCCCGGGCCGTCTCGCCCAGCGCAAGGTCCATCTGTGCACACAGCCAGTGCGGGTATAACCCCTCAAATGCCGCCGGGGCCAGCAGTTCGGTGTCCTCCTGCAAGCCCTCAAGGTCCGCAAAGGCCGTGTCGGCTCCCTTGCCGTCAAAATCATTCCCGCAGTCCGCCCGGTCCAGAATGCTCCTGCGCAGCTGGGCGTCCACCTGCTTCAGCCACAGCTGTTTCAGCATCGGGTCAAAGCTGTTGTCGGTCCGCATCGCATCCGCCAGTTCAATGGCCTGTCCTGCCGTCATTTTTATCTATCTCCCCTCTGTGGTTACTAAAAATCCCCGGCACAGCGTGTGCCGCCGAGCCGGGGAACGGGTCTTTATTCGCTTCTCTGAATGATCTCTTCCATGCGGGCCGCGCTCTGGTCGTCCTGCTCCTGACTGTGCTGGATGACCTCGGCCACCTCAGGCGGCACGTTCACGGTCACACCGCGCTTGATCTGGTAGTTCACGCCGTTCACGCTCACGAACAGGTCGCCCTTGTACCGCCCGCCGTCCGAGAACAGCCGGATGGGCACAAGCTCCTTCTGCTCCTTTTCCACCGCTTCCGCGTTCTGGTTCTCTTCGGTCTGTTTCTTGACTGCCATATAAACTCCTTCTGCCCTTTTCTGCAGGGCCAAACTGTTTCCGGTTTTGAGACGCCTTTTTCATCCAGCAGAGCCAAAACCGACCTGCCAATGGCTCCCCTGCTAGGGGAGCTGGCGCAAAGCGCCTGAGAGGTTAGTTCGCCGCCGCAATGGCGCTGTATTCCTTCGAGCAGCTCTCAATGCGCACCATGTACTGCTCCACCAGACGTTCTGCGGTCTGGGTGGCCTTCCAGCCCACGGAAGCACGCTGGTTCAGCGGGTCGTCGCCATAGCCCAGCTGCTTGACGATGTGTTCCAGACCGCCGCCTTCCAGTTCGGTCACACCGTAGGCATGAGCGCCCAAGATCAGCGTACCGAACACGGCCAGACCGCTGGGGCAGCCCGTGCCCTTCCAGATCTTCGCTTCGCTCGTCTCCACGAAGCGCACGCCGTGCAGTTTGCCGATCTCGCCGTTGTAGATCTCGTCCGGCTGGGCATACTTGTGCACGTCGATCCATGCCGGGTCATTCCGCAGGTCATAGGACGCATACGGGTGGATGATGGCGATGTAGCCGCCATCGATGGGATCCGCGTTCATCGCCTTCAGCTGGGTGGCCGCCTTCATGATGAGCTTCGAGGTCAGCTGACAGGTCGTGTCCAGCGTTGCGCGGCTGGTCACCGCCGTCTCTGCACCGTCCGTGCCCACCTTCGGCGCATAGATGACGTTCGTGCCGCCCGCAAGGATATCGCGGGTCACGCTGTCGATGGTGCGGCCCGCCTGAGACGCAAGGATCTTGGTCGCCTGAACGATGTTGTTATCGATGGCAGTCAGCTGCAGGGTGTCAGTGATGGGGGTCCAGCCGCCGTACTGCTTCACCTCGGCGGTGATGGTGGAGACGTTCAGCGCCTGACCGTTCGGGGTCACGCCTTCCGTCAGCGGGGTGGTCGCCTTGGGCAGACTGTCGTACTTGCGGAACTCGATGGTCTTGCCGCCGTTCTGCGGAATGGGGTACTTGTCGCCGAACTGGTCATGCACCAGCGCCGGTTCCGCCTGATCCAGCAGACGCTTTTCGTAGTAGGTTTTCATCTCGGCGGTCATGCCGGACGTCGAAGTGGTGTTCTTCAGCTCGGTGCTTGCCTGTGCAAACAGCTGCAAGTCGAGCTTCATGGTCTTGTCTTTCATGGTCTTTCCTCCTAATGGTTTATTGTTTCAGAATCGCCCGAACTCTGTCGCGGAGTCCATCGCCTTCCGAAAGCTCGTGCTTTTTTTCATCCAGCAGCGCCAAAACCGGCTCGCCAGTGGCTCCCCTATCAGGGGAGCTGGCGCAAAGCGCCTGAGAGGTTATAACGTGATGATCTCGCCGCGCAGGACACGCTTTTCCAGCGCTTCCCGTTCCTTGCGGCTCACCCGGTTCCTGCCGCCGCCCGAACCCAAAGCCGCACCGTCTGCGGGCTGGAAGCAGGGGGCGTTCTGATGGCACAGACACTTCGTCCCTACCAGCAGACAGCCCGGGAGAACATCCACTCTGAATGGGAGAACGGGCATCTGCGGACCCTGCTGGTCCTCCCGACCGGGACCGGCAAGACCATCGTGTTCGCGTCCGTCGCCGCCGATCAGGTACGGGCGGGCGACCGGGTGCTCATCCTTGCCCATCGCGGGGAACTGTTGGAACAGGCCGCTGACAAGCTGCAGCGCTCCACAGGGCTGGTCAGCGCCGTCGAGAAGGCCGAATCCACCTGCCTGAACAGCTGGTATCGCGTTGTTGTGGGCAGCGTCCAGACCCTGCAGCGGGCGTCCCGGCTGGAACGCTTCCCGCAGGACTACTTCGGGACCATCATCATTGACGAAGCACACCACGCCATCACGGACGGCTATCTCCGTATCCTTGAGCATTTCCCTGCCGCCAAAGTTCTGGGCGTCACCGCGACGCCGGACCGAGGCGACATGCGAAACCTCGGCGAGGTGTTCGACAGTCTGGCGTTCGAATACAAACTCACCGATGCCATCCGCGAAGGATACTTGTGCAAGATCATGGCGCAGACCATCCCACTGAAACTGGACATCTCGGATGTCGGATTCAGCAGCGGCGACTATTCGCTGGGCCAGCTTGGCACAGCGCTGGACCCTTATCTGGACCAGATCGCCGCAGAGATGGCACAGCGCTGCGCAGACCGCAAAACGGTCGTGTTCCTGCCCCTCATCAAGACGAGCCAAAAGTTCCGCGATCTGCTCAATGCGCACGGCTTCCGTGCCGCAGAGGTCAACGGCCAGAGCGCTGACCGCCGGGAGGTCCTAGACGATTTCGCGGCAGGAAAGTACAACGTCCTGTGCAACTCTATGCTTCTCACAGAGGGCTGGGACTGTCCGTCTGTGGATTGCGTCGTCGTGCTGCGGCCTACCAAGGTCCGCAGTCTTTACAGCCAGATGGTGGGCCGTGGGACCCGCCTGAACGAGGGCAAGAAGGACCTTCTGCTGCTGGACTTCCTGTGGATGACCGACCGTCATGAACTCTGCCGCCCTGCGGATCTCGTCTGCGAGGACCGGGCCGTCGCCAAGCAGATGACCGAGAATCTGGCAGAATCCGGCGTTCCGCAGGACCTCGAAGAAGCCGCTGCACAGGCTGGCGAAGATGTCGTCACCCAGCGCGAAGAAGCCCTTGCAAAACAGCTGGAAGAGCAGCGCCGCAAAAAAGCAAAACTGGTGGACCCGCTGCAGTACGAGATGAGCATTCAGGCCGAGGACCTGTCCGGCTATGTGCCAGCCTTTGGCTGGGAAGCCGGACCGCCCAGCGCCGAGCAGACCTCCGCGCTGGAAAAGCTGGGCATCCAGTCCGCCGCCGTTGAGTCTGCGGGAAAAGCGGCATTACTGCTCGACCGGCTCCACAAGCGCCAGAGCGAGGGCCTGACCACCCCGAAACAGATCCGCTGCCTTGAAAAATACGGCTTCCAGCATGTGGGCACTTGGAGCTTCGACGCCGCCAAGCACATGATCGACCGCATCGCGGTGGGCGGATGGCGCGGCGTCCCGAAGGGCGTGGACGCAAAGACTTATGTTCCGCCCGCCGCACAGCCGAGCACAGATCCCGTATGGAACTTTGGATGGTAATCATACATGGAACATGAAAATGAACTCAAAGAAGCGCTGGATTTTCTCAGCCCGTCCGCCCTGAACTATGAAGAGTGGACGACCGTGGGCATGGCGCTGAAGCAAGCCGGATTCCCGGCAGCTGTCTGGGAACAGTGGAGCGCCCGCGACACTGAACGCTACCACAAGGGCGAATGCACCCGGAAATGGGAAAGCTTCCACGGCAGCGCACAGCCCGTCACCGAAAGCAGCATCTTTCAGCTGGCCTATCGTCAGGGATGGAACGGCCCCGCTGGGCACGCGCTGGACTGGGGCGACGAAATCACATCCAACACCGACACCGCTGCAAGCGGGCGTCTAGTGGACCCGCGATGGGTCGAAGAGCAGGAGCTTTCCCTGCCCGCTGAATGGCATCCCGCCGAGGAGCTGAAGCGCTATCTGCAAGCCCTCTTCGAGCCGGACGAGCATGTGGCCTATGTGACCGAAAGCTACCGCCGGGACGGACGCCCTGCCCCCACAAAGGGGTATTGGGACCGCACCGCTGCCCAGCTCATCGAAGAACTGAACACCTGCGGCGACGATGTGGGCAAGGTCGTCGGCGACTGGGACCCTGAAGCCGGTGCATGGATCTGTTTCAACCCGGTCGAGGGCGGGCGGAACAACGCCAACGTCACCGATTACCGCTATGCGCTCGTGGAAAGCGACAACATGGAGCTAGGTAAACAGCTTGCGATCATCAAGCAGCTGCAGCTCCCCTGTGCTGCGCTGGTCTACTCCGGCGGAAAGAGCATCCACGCCATCGTCAAGGTCAATGCGCCGGACTACACCGAATATCGCAAGCGGGTAGACTACCTCTACTCTGCCTGTCAGAAAAACGGTCTGACCATCGACCAGCAGAACCGAAACCCATCACGCCTGTCCCGGATGCCCGGAGTCCTGCGCGGAGAGCACCGGCAGACCCTGCTGGAAACGAACGTCGGAAAAAGCTGCTGGGAAGAGTGGCAGGACTGGCTGGAGTCTGAGACGGACGATCTCCCGGACTGGCACAGAGACAAGGATTTTTCAAAGGTCCCGCCCCTGCGGGATGCACTGATCGAGGACGTCCTGCGCAAAGGCCACAAAATGATGATCGCCGGTCCGTCTAAGGCGGGAAAGAGTTTCGCCCTGATCGAGCTGTGCATCGCCATCGCCGAAGGGGCTACATGGCTGGGACGCTTCCGCTGTGCGCAGGGAAATGTGCTGTACCTGAATCTGGAACTGGACCCTGTGTCCTGTCTGCACCGCTTCGAGGATGTTTACACCGCGCTGGGCCTTGCGCCGGATCACTTCGACCAGATCGCCATCTGGGACCTGCGCGGCATCCCGGTCCCGCTGGACAAGCTGGCCCCTAAGCTCATCCGCAGAGCAAAACGGGAAGGATTCACGGCCATCATCTTCGACCCCATTTATAAGGTGCTGACCGGCGACGAAAATTCCGCCGAGCAGATGTCCAAGTTCTGCGGACAGTTCGACAAAGTCTGTCACGAGCTGGACTGCGCCGTGATCTACGCCCACCACCACAGCAAGGGCGCACAGGGCGGCAAACGCAGTATGGACCGTGCATCTGGTTCCGGCGTGTTCGCCCGCGACCCCGACGCCATGCTGGACATGACCGAACTCGTCCCCACCGACGCCATCCGGGAACAGCTCCACAACAAAGCGGCCTGTGCCGTCATCAAGCGGATGCTCGACAAGCGGGACTTCTCCGACAGCTATGGCCCGGATGACACCCTCAGCCGAAGCCGTATGCTTGCCATTGCAAAGGAGCATCTGAGCTTGTCTGACCTGCGCCAGATCGACGTCGAAGTGGCCGCTGCCAACAAAAAAGCCGACAGCCTGACTGCATGGCGCATCGAAGGGACCCTGCGCGAGTTTCCCCGCTTCGACCCGGTGAACCTCTGGTTCGACTACCCTGTGCATAAGCTGGACAGCGGCCTGTTGGAGGACCTGCAGCCGGAAAGTGACTTCAAGGCTCTCGGCAGCCGCGGCGCGGCGAAACGGTGGGGCGACAAAGAAAAACTCGCAAAAGATAAATCCATCGAGCTTTCTAATGCCTATGAAGCCTGTATGATGGATGGAAAAGTCACTGTTTACAGTATGGCCGAATACATGGGTCTCAAGCCCGATACCGTCCGCCGCCGTCTAAAAACAGACGGCAACTACTGGATAGACGGCACAGATGTCGGACGCCGTGAACCCGGTAGTTCCGGCTAAAAAGAAGCAGTAAAATAGCGGCTATAATCCGTCCGTCAAAGCTTCCGTATTTCGGAAAATAGCGGCTATTTTGCAGAATCCGGCATCGGAAAATAGCCTATATATAATAGCTATAATCCAATCCGTACTGTGATGGGGTTCCCGGAGGATGGGGCGTACACAGCCCCCATCCCTCCGGAAGCCCTCCCCATCACGTTGGCCTGAATCAAAAAAGAAAAACGAGGTGAACACAATGCACTTGCAATTTTTTATCCCCATGAAACCGCCTACCACGACCCACAACGACAAGCAGCTCCATGCCTACATGAAAGGCGGCAAGCCCTGCGCCGTGCTCCATGACAGCCCCGAGCTGAAGCAGACCCGCGCCAAGCTCCACGCCTATCTTGCACCCCACGCCCCGAAACAGCCGGTCCCCGCCGGGCGTCCGGTGCGGCTGGTCGTCAAGTGGCTGTTTCCTACCGAAGGCCAGCACGCCGACGGCCAGTGGAGAACCAGCAAGCCTGACACCGACAACCTTGAAAAGGCCCTCAAGGACGAAATGACCCGGCTGCACTTCTGGCACGACGATGCTCAGGTGTGCAGCGAGATCGTTGAGAAGTTCTGGTCTGACCCCTGCGGGTTGTTTGTGAGCGTGGAGGAACTGGAATGACCTATGAAGAAAAGCTGCTCTGGTTGAATCGGTATCGTGCGGCGCACAAGAAGGAACGCAAGCTGGCCGACGATCTGGCAGAAGCCCGGGAAGCCGCTCGACACACAACGCAGTCTCTGAGCGCTGTCCCCGGCGGCAGCGGCGACGGGCAGTCCATCGCCCGGGCTGTCGAGCGCGCGGAAGCCCTACAGCAGGAATTCAACGCCCAGCATGAGCTTGCCATCCGGATCTATGGAGAGATTCTTGACGCCCTGCAGGACCGTGACAACATTTCTGATGACATGGATTATGTCATTCTGCACCAGCGTTACTTGGAGAATATGAAGTGGGACAAAATCGCAGAGGACACGCACTTTTCTCTGCGCTGGGTCTTTACCCGTCACCGCAACGCTGTAGAACGGATGAATTTGTAAAACAAATCACTATACATCACTGTCATCTGTGGTAAAATAGTATCATGGATGATTAGAGGAACGGGCCTTCTCTTCCGTTTTCTCTGTCTCAGCAGCCCCCGAGTTGTACCCCCGTCATGATGAATTGCTCCTTTGGACCTTTTGTAGCTTAACAGCATTTTTCTCCTTCTTGCATTTCCCGGGGCTGCTTCAAAGCTTCTTTTCCTCGCATGGCAACATGCGGGGATTTTTTATACCCTTCCGCCGTTCGGGTCCTCCCGGGCGGCTTTTTTGCACCCTGACGACAAGAGAGGTGGTGAGGATGACCGACAAGCAGGAGCGGTTCTGCGAAGAGTACATGGTCGATTTGAACGCGACCCAAGCGGCCATCCGCGCCGGATATTCCGTAGCAAGCGCCAAGACCGTGGGGCCGCGATTGTTGGAGAATGTTGGAGTTCAAAACCGCATCGCCCAGCTTCAGGCCGAACAGAGCCGCCGCACCGGCGTTTCCGCTGACCGCGTGGTCCGGGAGCTGGCGAAGATCGCATTCGTCAACGCGGGCGACCTGATCGACTCGGAAACGGCATCGGTCAAGCTGGATGCCTCTCGGGACGACCTCGCCGTTGTGCAGTCCATCAAGGTCAAAACCTTTGGCGAAGATGGGCTGGAGCGCGAAGTCAAGCTGGCGGACAAGCTCAAGGCTTTGGAGCTTCTGGGCAAACATCTGGGCGTGTTCAGCGGGACGGACTCTGCCGCCGCCGATGCTCTGGACGCGGCCCGCAAGCTTCTGGGAGATGTAGACAGTGCCATTGACTGAGTTCCAGCAGGAATACCTGCACAACTGTTCCCACCGCTGGAACGTCAAGACCGGGGCGACCCGTTCCGGCAAGACCTTTCTCGACTGCGCCGTCACCATCCCGAAGCGCATCTGCGCGGCCAAAGGCGAAGGGCTGCTCGTGCTGATGGGCAACACCCTCGGCACGCTGGAACGAAACGTCCTCTCCCCGATGCGGGACCTCTGGGGCGCAGACCTCGTGGGCCAGATCAGAACTGCTGCGTCCGGCAATGTCGTGCAGCTGTTCGGGCACAGGGTCTATGTGCTGGGCGCAGACAACAAAAAGCACATCTCCAAGATTCAGGGCGCGGCCTTTGAGTATGTCTACGGCGACGAGATCACCACATGGGACGAAGGCGTGTTCCAGATGCTCAAAAGCCGCCTGTCCTGCCCGCATTCCCATTTCGATGGGACCTGCAACCCGGACAATCCCCAGCACTGGTTCAAGAAGTTTCTCGATTCGGATGCCGACATCTATTGTCAGGCGTACACCATCGACGACAATCCAACCCTTCCGCCGCAGTTCGTGGCCGACCTGAAAAAGGAGTACGCGGGCACGGTCTACTATAACCGCTTCATCCTCGGTCAGTGGGCCGCGGCCAACGGCGTGATTTACCGGCTTCTGGCGGACAGCATCGCCGCCGGGGATGGGCGCTTTTTCTGGCCCGCAGACAAAAAGCTGCCCTTGTGGCGCGTCCGCGTCGGCGTGGACTTCGGCGGCAACGGCTCCAAGCACGCATTTGTCGCCACGGGCATCCTGCCCGGATATTCCGGCGTTGTGGGGCTGGCATCGGTCCGAGTAGACCCTGTGGCGCAGGATGCCGACTATCTGGCCGACAAACTCATCGACTTCTGCCTTTCCATCTTTGCGGCTTACGGCGAGATTCAATACATCTTCTGTGATTCTGCCGAGCAGACCCTTATCAACCATCTCCGGTCCCGTCTGCGGCGGTGCAGACTCGGCTGGCTGGCGGACCGGGTGGAGAACAGCGCCAAGATCCGCATCAATGACCGCATCCGCCTGACTTGCATCCTGATGGGCGGCGGGCGGTTCTGGCTGATGCCCGCTGCGGCCACCCTGCGGGATGCTCTTGCAACGGCGCTTTACAGCGGCAAGCACCCCGGCGTGGATGAGCGCTTGGATGACGGGACCACCGACATCGACACACTGGACGCCTACGAATACACCATCGAACGCGACTTTAAGAGGCTGACGAACACATGAACATCTCTGCATTTCTGGGCTACCTGAACAAAACGCGCGGCTACTCGCTGGACGCGGATTATTACGGCTATATCGAGACATGGCGTCAGTGGTGGAAGGGCAGCGTTCCCGGCATCCACACCCGTTCGGCAGAGTATGCCGCCGGAAAGCGCACCCGGAAGATTGCGTCCCTGCGGATGCCGAAGCGGATCTGCGAGGACTGGGCCAACCTGCTCCTGAATGACCGGACCACCTTTCAGATCGGCGACGAAAAGACCGCCGCTTACCTGCTGGGCAAAGACGAACAGCAGGTGGGCGGGCTGCTTCGCCAGCTGCAGTTCTGGACCAACGCCAACAAGCTGGTCGAACAGGCTTACTGGTCCGGCACAGGGGCGTTCGTCCTCAGCGTCAAGGGCATCAAGGGCGTAGACGGACAGCTGCAAGCCCAGCCGGATGCCCGCATCGAACTGGACTATGACCCCGCGCCCTTCATCCTGCCCCTGAAGATGGAGCATGGCGTCGTGAAGGAAGCCGCCTTTGTTTCCGAGTGCCTGTATGAAGGCAAACCCGCTGTCTATCTGCAGACCCACACCGGCGACGAAAAGCGCCGCACCATCCGGAACGAATGGTTCTCGGTGACTGATTCCGCCAGCGGCATCCCGGACTTTGCCAAGCTCCCCGCCCCGGACCCGACGTTGGAGACCATCACGGTGGAAAACTCACCGCCGTGGTTTGCGCTCTTCTCCCCGGCGGCGGTCAAGAACATCGACGGCGGCGCAGGGCTGGGCATGAGTGTCTTTGCCGAAGCGCTGGACGAAGCGCAGGGCCTTGACCTTGCCTTTGACAACTACCGTGAGGATCTTCGACTCGGACACAAGAAGATCTTCTACAGCACCGACATCTGCCGCAAGGTCATGGACAAGGACGGCGTCGAGCGCCCCATCCCGCCCGATGACGATGTGGTCAGCCAGTTCGTGACCCTGCCCGGAAAGGAAGGAAGTCTGGACCAGCCGAACGAATACCATGAGTACAATCCTGACCTCCGGGTGGACGCCAACCACAAAGCCGTGCAGGATATGCTCGACCTGTTCAGCTTCAAGTGCGGACTGGGCTTCCACCGCTACAAATTCGAGCTGGGCAATGTGACGACTGCTTCCGAATACAACGGTTCCCGGCAGGACCTCGTGCAGAGCGCCAACAAGAATCAGACACCCATTGAAGCGGCGCTGATCGGCATCATGAAAGCCATCCTCTGGGCCGCAAAGAACCTTCTGAACGCCGATGTGGACCCCGAAACGGCCATTTCGGTGGACTGGGACGACAGCTATATCTCCGACGCCGAAACGCGGATGGCGCAGATGCGGGACGATGCCCTCAGCGGTCTGCTGCCCCGTTACAAATACCTCGCCGCCCGGTACGGTGTGAGCGAAGAGGAAGCCCACAAGCTGGCCGACGAAGCCCGCACCGAGAACCAACAGCCTGAACTGAGCTTCGGGGGTGCATGATGCTGTCGCCGAGCTATCTGGAACACGCACCGGATGCCCTGACGCTCTTGTGGCAGCAGGTCGAGGACGACATCCTGCGGGACGTGGCGCGGCGCATCTCAAAGATGGAGACGCTGACCGAGACGGCCAACTGGCAGTTGTGGCGGTATCAGCAGACCGAAGCCCTCCGGCAGGACGTTGTAAAAAAGCTGGCCCGCTATACCGGCAAGAGCGAAGCCGCCATCCGGCAGCTGATGCAGGAAGCGGCCACCCGTGCGCTGGAAGCCGAGGATGCGATCTACTACCACTACGACATGGAGCCGACGCCTTTCGAGGACAACGCCGCGCTGCAAGCCCTGCTCAATGCGGGCTATCAGCAGACAGCGGGAACGTTCCGGAACCTGACCGGCACGACAGCAAACACCGTCAGCGGCCAATTCGAAGCCGCTCTGGACCGCGCACAGCTCAAGGTGAGCACGGGTGCGTTCGACTACAAAAGTGCCGTCAAGAGCGCCGTGGACAGCCTAGCGGACGGCATGAAATACATCACCTACCCCACCGGCCACAAGGACACGCTGGAAGTGGCTTGCCGCCGCGCGGTGCTGACCGGCGTGAACCAGACCGCCGCCAAGCTGCAGGTGGCCCGCGCCGACGAGATGGGCGTGGAGTTTTTCTCTGTGACGGCTCACGGCGGCGCACGTCCCACCCATGCAGTCTGGCAGGGCAAGACCTACCACCGAGGCGGGGCTGTGGACTACCTCGGCCAGCACTATGAGGATTTTGAGTCCTCCACCGGCTATGGAACCGGCGCAGGACTCTGCGGCTGGAACTGCCGCCACACCTTTTTCGCGGTATTTCCGGAGCTTGGCCCCGCGCCCACATGGACGCAGGAGAGCCTTGACGCCCTGAATGCCCGGGACATCGAATACAACGGCGGCAAATACACCCAGTATGAGATATCTCAGATGCAGCGGGCCAGAGAGCGCACCGTCCGCAAGTACAAGCGCCGGTATCTGGCCGAGACGGAAGCGGGCGTGGACGCCACCGACAGCGCCGTGAAGCTTCGCGCCGCCCGGGCCGAGCTGGCCGATTTCGCCGCCAAGACCGGCGGCAGAGTGGACAGTGCCCGCGTCAGCGTGGCAGGGTTCGGCAGGAGCGCCAGCGGGAAGGCAGCGTGGGCGGCGAAGGACTATGAAAAACGGCAAAAAGATGCTATAATTATAGAAAACCTTCGTTCTGCCGCAAAACTGCCAAAAGCCGCTGTGATTCATCTTGAACCTGCAAAAATCAATACTGACACCTTGACCTTTGATGATACTCACATCAATGCCGAGCGAGAGCACCACGTTAGTGAATCACAAGCAAAACAATATATCCGGGATGCAAGGATTTCTGTCTCGGTCTGGAACGGACAATTTGAACGGTATTATGGCTCAGAAGGCGCTGCCTATGTAAATACAATAAAGCACGAGATTCGCACTACATACAGTCGTGATGAATTTGATGAAAATACTACTGCCTTGATTGAGGAGATGAAAAAGAATGGCATTCTTAGATAATGTAGAGTACAGGCCGGACAAAACCGGTACAGCAGAAAGTGTCAAGTGTCCTCTGGTAGAGGACTGGATTGAACCCGGCGATTGTCAGTCCAATCAGGGAGTCATTGACCGCTGCATCCCTGCCCGATTCAAGGTAAAGCCCGACTGGAAGCAGATTTGTGAAGCCTGTCCCTTCCGTGATTACTAACAACCAAATATCGCAAGCGTCTTTGCCCAGCCGGGCAGGGGCGCTTTTTTCATGCCCACTTTGCCCGCGCGAGGACGGAGCGGACACCACGCGGCGGGCGGCGCGTATCCTCGCCCAAGACCGAAGCTGACAGAGAACAGCGTAAAAAACTGTGGTCCTATGAACCGAAAGGAGTTTATCCACCATGAAACGTGAAGATGTGAAGAATCATATCCCCGGCATCACCGATGAGCAACTGAACTGGCTGATGAGCGAGAACGGCGCGGACATCAACCGCGAAAAGACCGCTTCCGCCGCCTTGCAGACCGAGCTGGACAGCACGAAAGCCCAGCTCAAGACCGCGCAGGACGGCCTTGCAAAGTTCGACGGCAAGAAAAGCCCGGAGGAATATGAAGCCGAGCTGACCAAGCTGAAAGCCGACATGCAGTCTCAGGCCGAAACGTCCGCCTTTGACAACGCGCTGGATGTTGCCATTCTCGGCAAAAAGGGCCGGAGCGTCAAAGCCGTCCGTGCTCTGCTGGACCTCGACGCACTCAAAGGCTCCAAGGACCGTTCCACCGACATCGCGAAGGCGCTGGACGATGCCGCAAAGGCAAATCCGTGGGCGTTCGGTGATGCCGCGCAGGGCGCCGGCACTTACTCCACCGGCGCAGAGCATGGCGACCCGCTGACCGGTGACGCCGCTGATCCTGTCATGTCCGCGTTCCAGAAGATGAACCCCGGCATCAAGATCGAATAACAGAAAGGAAATTTTATGGCACACGAATCTCGAGTCCGTTACTCCGACATCGTAGACATCAAGCTGCGGGCAACGCTGGTCAAGAAAGTCGGCGTTATCTGCAACAACCGCTATGAGGGCAGCCCGAAGGCGGGCGCGGTCAAGGTCCCTGTCCGCGATACCGAAGTCGTCGTGAACGACTACGACAAGCAGAAGGGCGCAAAGCAGACCGGCGGCGACACCACCCTGCTCACCGTGAACATCGACAAGGACAAGGCTGTCAATGAGGTCATCGACGGCTTCGACGCTGAGAGCGTCCCCGGCCATCTGGTGGCCGACCGTCTGGACAGCGCCGGTTACTCGCTGGCTCTGCAGATGGACACGGACGGTTCTGTCGAGCTGACCACGGCGGGCACGGCTTTCGGCAGCACCACCGCGCTGACCGAAAAGACCATCTATGCCAACATCGTGGACGCCCGCACCCAGCTTTCCACCGTCCATGTTCCCACGGATGGCCGCTGGCTGCTGGTCTCCCCCGACACCTACGGTCTGCTGCTGAAGTCCCCCGAGTTCATCAAGGCATCTGACCTCGGCGACGCTGTGGTCCAGACCGGCGCTGTGGGCCGGATCGCGGGCTTCACCGTCTATGAGGATTCCACCCTCGGCGAAAATGTGGAGTACATTGCGGGCCATCCGAACTGGTTCACCCGCGTCGAAGAGTGGGCCGTTCCGGTCCACCTGCAGGACCTCGGCGGTTCCGGCGACTTCATTGGCGCGTCTGCTGTGCAGGGCCGCAAGGTCTATGCGCACAAGGTCACCAAGCCCAAGACCATCCTCATCAAGAAGAAAGCGTGATCTCATGCTCTACTGCACCTATGACCAGTACCACGCCAGCGGCGGCACGCTGGACGAAGCGGCCTTTGCGCCGCTGTGCAAGCGGGCGTCGAAGCTCATCGACCGGCACACCTTTGGCCGTGCCGAAGCCCACGCCGCAAAGTGTGAGCGCTGTGCGACGGACCTCGCGGATGCCTGTGTGCAGATCATCGGGGTGTTGGCTCAGACCAACGCCATGACCGCTGCAACCGGCTATGCACCCGGCGTGTCCAGCGTCAGCAACGACGGCTTCGCGGTCACCTTCGCGGACGGCGCACTGGCCGAGCGGACTGCCGCCGAAGCCCAGCAGCTCCTTGCCGAAGCGCTGGGCAGCGACCCGCACGGGCTGCTGTATCGGGGGTGTTATTGATGCGCGGAGACGTCACCGTGGTCAACCTCATCCACGACATCCAGACCGAGACGGACCAGCAGATCTGCCATGTTCTGGCCGGGTGCAGCTGGCGCGAGAAGCAGGACACGTCCAGCGGCGACCCGCAGCGGGTGGTGCACGTCCGTCTGCCGCCCGCTGCGGGCTATCTGCCCTATCCCCAGTGGGCACAGCTGCCCGCCGCCGAAAAGGCCCAGCACTGGACCCTCAAGCGGGGCGGCAAGCTCATCTTCGGTGCGGTGCATACCCTGACCGAAACCGAGTTCGCCGCACTGGAAAAAACGCACCTCTGCTGCACGGTGGCCGCTGTCTCCGATGACCGCGAGCCGCTGCTGCCGCATTTTCATGTGGAAGGGGGATGAAGCAGATGTCCAAGCCCATTTTTGAGCAGCCCTACGGACTGAGGTATCAGGTGGACGGCATCCAGATGCAACTTTCGTGGCGTCCCGACTTCGGGGCCGAAAAGACTGCTGCCCTGCAAAAAGCACAGTATGCCTTTTCGCAGGAAGCCGCCCGTATCATTGACAGCTATGTTCCGCTGGACACCGGCACGCTGAAAAACAGCGTCAATCAGGCTTCCAAATACGACGAAGGCTTGCTCGTCTACAATACGCCCTACGCCCGCAAGCAGTATTATCTCCACGCACAAGGCACGGACCTACGCACCTTCATGGGCAACGAAGAGCGCCATCAGGAAGCCGACCAATACAAAGGCTTGCGCGGCTCCTACTGGGGCCAGCGGGCGCTTGCTGACATGGGCGAGCATCTGGCCCTATACGTCACCCGTGCCGTCACGACGTTCTGGGGAGGGATGGGACACTTATGACCGAAAAGCCGACCATCGCCGCCATGCGGGAATGGCTCAAGAGCTGCCCGCTCATCGCGGAAGAGCAGACCGAACACGGCGCGGCCTTCCGCATCTCCGGGCTTTCGCCGGAGCCGGTGGCGGAATTTTCTATCGAGGATTCCCCCACAGACCCCGTTCTGACCACCTATTTCACCGGGCGGAACATGGCAAAAAGCTATGTGTTCACCTCCCGGCGTGAGTACAGCGAAGCCCAGAGCGTCCAGATCGCGAACAGCGGCTTTTTCGAGCAGCTGACCGACTGGGTGCTGGCCCAGAATGACCGGCACAATTTCCCCGCGCTGGAAGCCCCCCGCCAGCCCCTCAGCGTGTCGGTCACGGCGTCGGGCTACATCGTCACCAGCGCATCCGGAAGCTGCAGGATGCAGATGCAGCTTCGCCTTGTTTATTACCAACCGAAAGGAGCTTTTTCATGACTGTTACCGAAGCTGTCAACCTCTCCGGCGTTACGCCCAGCGCTTCGTATGAAGGCATCGAGACGGCGGACGATTTCGTGTTCGCCGTGCAGACCGAGACCACCCAGACCAAGAAAGCGGACTGGATCGTCTGCGCCGACCATGTGCGCGAGCACTCTGGTTCCCTGAACGCGACCACTTCCGACAACACCTATATCCGCACCGGCCCCGTCACCGCGAAAGGTCCCGTGCAGCGCACCCTTGCCATCAACGGCGACCGCTGCCCCGGCGACGATTTCCAGAACTTCCTTCTGAGCCACAAGATGAAGTTCGGTTCCGGCCAGACCGTCGTTGTGCCGTACCTGTATTTCTCCCTGCGCACCGGCAAGGGCGAGTGCGGACAGGCCGCGATCATCGTCACGTCGGACGCGGGCGGTTCTGCGGGCAATCCTGCCACCTTTGCCGCTGACGTGAAGGGCATCGGGACCCCGAAGGAGTTCGACTACACCGCCGACGCTGCATCCTGACCGTTTTGTTTCATCCAGCCTTCGCCCTGCTCTGGGCGGGGGCTTTTTTGATAGGAGGACATGCCATGATCACTGTTCAGGGCAAGAATTTCCCGTTTTCCAGCCTGAATGCAAACGACCTTGACCGCTTTGAGGCGGCCTTCCGGGCCTATCCGGGCAAGATGAACGCTGCACGCCAGCACGCGGCACAGGCGCATCTTTCTTCCGGCGACAGTCTGCGCGCGGTCTGCCGCGTCGTGCTGGACCTCATCGACGCGACCCTCGGCGCGGGGGCTTCCGCCCAGCTGGGCCTTGACGAAAGCACCTGCGACAAGGCGGTGATCTGCTGGAAGGAGATGATCGATGCCGTGGGTGTAGAACAGAAGTCTTTCCGGGAGATGTTCCAGCCCGCTGCTCCTGCCCCTGCCCCGCAGAACCGCGCCCAGCGCCGCCAGCAGAAGAAGCACAAGCCGCACAGCCGCTCTGAGGGCTTCCACCCGGACGCCATCGATTTTCCGAAGCAGAGTCCGGCCCTGAAAGACCCTAAAGCGGAACGCCGCGCAGAGCTGCTGAAGGAACTGGCGGCGCTGGACAATGACTAATATTTTGCTGGAACCGCTGCCCACCGTCTGGGAGGGCCGCCCCATCGACCCGGACTTTCGACCCATGGTCTGGCTGAACGACCAATTCCTGCGCGGACACCCCAAAAAGGACCCGCAGAGCATCGCGCAGGAATCGTTCCGCCGCTTTTACCGTGACCCCATCCCGCCGCTGGAAGCCCCGGATGCATGGGAATCCCTGCTGCGGTTCTTCATCAGCAGCGAACCGGCCACAGGCAGCGGGCGCGGCAGCACAGCGGCCATCAGCTTCGACTACGCCAGCGATGCCGATTACATCATGGCCGCATTCCTGCAAGCCTACCGCATCGACCTGACCACTGAACAGGTCCACTGGTGGCGGTTCCGGGCGCTGTTCCGCGCCCTGCCCGAAGATACCCTCATGGCAAAGATCATCTCGTGGCGCACCATGGACCTCACCGATCTGGACGGCAAGACCCGCCAGCTGTACGAGGACCGGAAGGAAGCCTTTGCCCTGCCGCGTGAGCTGACCGGAAACCGCCCTGCGGTCACTGTGGCCGACCACAACGCGGCCTTTGCAGCGCGGTTCCGGCGCAATGACTCCGACAGCCCGAAAGTGAGGTGAATCCATGGCAGATTTCAGCATCACCGGTGAAGTCAAGCTCAACAGCGACCCGGCGGAACAGAGCGTCAACAAATGGGCCGTCGCTGCCGGGAACCTGATCGCAGACTTCGCCAAAAAGGCGGCTTCTTCCCTGCAGAGCGTCGTCAAGAGCGGCATCGCCTACAACGCCGGGATGGAAAGCTACCTGACGAATTTCAAGGTCATGCTGGGCGACGAGCAACTGGCCGCTGAAAAGCTGGAAGAGATTCGAAAAATGGCGGCATCGACGCCGTTCACTCTGTCCGACCTGACCGACGGCACGCAGACCCTGCTTCAGTTCGGCATCGCAGCGGATGACACCACCGGCGTGCTCAAGCGGCTGGGCGATATCTCGCTGGGCAATGCCGACAAGATGCAGACCCTTGTTCGGGCTTACGGCAAGATGTCCAGCGCCCAGAAGGTCACGCTGGAAAACGTGAACATGATGATCGATGCGGGATTCAACCCGCTCAATCAGATCTGTGCGGCTACCGGCGAGACCATGTCCGAGCTGTACAAGCGCATCTCGGACGGCAAGGTGGGCTTCAACGAGCTGGAAGCCGCCGTCGAAGCGGCCACCAGCGAGGGCGGGCAGTTCTACAACGGCATGTTGGAAGCGAGCCAAACCGTCAATGGCCGTCTGTCCACCCTGCAGGACAACATCAGCGCCCTTGTCGGCAAGCTGACGGACGACCTGTTCACCGCATTCGGCGACATCATCGGCAAGAGCAACGAATTGGTCGTCGCCTTCCTCGATGACGACGAAAAAATGGCCCAGCTGAAGGAGACCATCGGTCTGACTGCCGCTGTGGTCGTGTCTGCGGGCGCGGCTTTTCTGGCCTACAAAGGCTACATTGCCGCCACCAGCACCGCCGCAGTCGTGCAGACCACCGTGACCACCGCGCTGGCCGCTGCCCACAAAGCCGCAGAGGGCGGCGCAAAAGGTCTGGCACTGGCGCAAGCGGCACTGAATACCGTTATGACGGCCAACCCCATCGGGCTGGTCGTCTCTGCCCTTGCCGCCCTGACGGCGGGGCTTGTCACCGCCTACAACACCAGCGAAACGTTCCGGAGCATCGTCAACGGGGCGTTCCAGTCCGTGGCGAGCATTGCTCAGTCGGCGATCGGGACCGCGATCGGCTGGCTGGACCAGCTCAGTTATAAGCTGAACAGTGCCCTCGGCAAAAACGGCTACACGGGCTATTCCAGCTACGACGACTACAAGTCTGCCAAGACATCGCAGGAAAACCGCGACAAGCGGCATCAGGCGGCGCTTTCCGGCGAAGGCATCAGCAACAAGAGCTGGACCCAGCGGCAGGAAGAAGCCAAAGCCGCCGCAAACGCCGCACAGAGCGCTGAAAAGGTCATCACCGCGTCCGCGAACAAGGCCGCATCGTCTACCAAAAAGGCCGGGTCCAGCGCCACAAAGACCGCGTCCGAGGTGGTCAAGTCCATCACCAAGACGGCGACCGAGGTGGACGGGAATATCATCCGCACCACTGAAACCGTCAACGAGACGCTGAAAAACGGCACGACCCAGCAGAAGAAAACCGTCACCGAGACCAGCCGCCAGATGGTCGAGGGCGTCCTCTCCGACGTCAAGACCATCACGACTACGGCGGCAGACGGGAGCCAGAAGGTCACCCAGAGCATCGAAGCGGTGCGCGATGTCCTCTCCACCACCAAAGACACCCAGACCGCCCTTGTAGACGGCGCGAAGGTCACGGTCGAGAAAACCACCGAGCTGCTGGCAGACGGCAGCGAGAAGGTCAGCACCGTCACCACCCGCACCGGGAAAGAGGTCATCGACGGCGTGGAGCGGACGGTCAAGACCGTCACGACCAAGACCGCCGACGGCGTAGAAACCACGGTCCGCACCATCGAGGACGCGGGCGTGCAGTACGCCAGTGCGGGCGAGCTGCTGACCACCCAGCTGCGGGACAAGCTCAACGACGGCTGGGATGCCATCCAAGAGGACATCCAGACGGACGCCCTCGGGGCCATCGAGTCGCTGGCGACGGCGCTGAAAAACGGCGACCTCGAAAAGCTGGGCCTGTGGGCGGCGTCGTACTTCTGGCACGCGTGCACCGCAGAGCAGCAAGCGCAGATCCAGTCCCTCGCACTGGGAGCCTTGAACCAGCTGAGCGCGGCGCTGAACAACGTCGGCTCTGATCTGGCGTCGCTGGCCATGTCGCTGGTGGCAAAGTTCGTCCCTGCGGCAGCATCGGCCACCGCCGGACAGACCGCACTGAACATCGCCATGGACGCGAACCCCATCGGGCTGGTCATCTCGCTCATCGGCTTGCTGGTGGGTGCGCTCATCAATTTTGCCGGGACCAACGAGTCTGTGGCAAACGGCTTCAAGAAGGTCTGGTACGGCGTTGAGGACGTTGTATCGTTCGTTTTCGAGTCTATTCTCCGCGTTCTTGGTCTGGGCGTGCAAGGTTTCGTCGATGCGGTCAACGCTGTTATCGACACCTACAACTGGGTCGCCGACAAACTCGGCCTTGACACCATCAGCCGGGTATCGAACCCGCTTTGGGACGCGGCGGACAAGATCGCCGACCGGCGCAAGCAGCGGCAGGAAGAGCGGAACAACAGCTCTTCCTCGTCTGATTCTTCGTCTGATTCTTCGTCCACGCCCTCCACCCCGAAGGACCCAGACCCAACCCCAGACAACACGGACGCCATCGAGGACAACACCGCCGCCATCCTCGCCGCCAACGAAAAGCTGGCCGAGATGGTCCGTCAAGCGGATGGGCTGGTCTTGTCGGACAACATGGCCGTCACCCGCACGGTGGCAGCGTCCGGCACGGCACAGGTGGCCGCTGCTGCCAACAACTACCACCGCGAGGGCGACACCAACATCACCCAGAACATCTACAGCAAGGCCCAGACGGCGGCAGACCTTCAGCGGGAAGCCCGCTGGGAAGCGGACCGCGCAAAGGCCACCAAACGATGAAAGGAGCGCTCACATGGAACGAAAAGACCATCTTCAGCTCGTGACCGATGCGGGCGCGACCCTGCATCTGGGCTGGGACTACAACATTCCCTACAACATCGACCCGCTCAACGGCGTGGACGTCAACCTGCAGCTGTCGCAGGGCGTCAATCAGGTGGGCCAGACTGTCGAAGGGCAGACTGTGGCGGGGGTGTATCGAGAGATCATCGCAGACTTCTGGGGCGAAAATGGCAACGCCGACGCCGAGCGTTTTCTTCAGACGCTCACCTACCAGATCTCCGGCGTGCTCTATTTCGGCGACAAATGGTTCGCCCGGTTCGTCGTCAGCAAAACGCCGTACCCCGTACAGATCCACGGCTTTCCCCGGCTGGACATGATGCTGTTCTGCCCGAAACCGTTCTGGTACGGCTTGGACGCGGCCAGCTACACGCTGGGCGGCTACTCGGCGGCGTTCAGCTTCCCGGTCAACTACGCCCAGCCCCACCAATTCGGCGTCCACAACTCCATCGCCATGGTCAACGTCCGCAACACCGGAGCCTTGCCGGTCCCCTTCACGGCGACCCTGCGGGCGACCGATACGCAGGTCGTGAACCCGCGCATCACCAATCTGCTCACCGGGCAGAGCATCGGCTTTCTGACCACCCTGACGCCCGGGCAGACCCTCGAAATCTATCGCAACACGACCGACCAGCTGGCTGTGAAGCGCATCGAGGGCCAGACCGAAGAAAACGTCTTTGCCCTGCTGGACGAGGACAGCGACCTTGTAGAGCTGGCCCCGGGCGACAATCTGCTCAAGATGGACGCTGACACCGGCGCGGACGCCCTGCAAGCCACCGTGAGCTTCTACCCGATGTACAGCGGCATCCTGCCGGAGGTGATTTCATGACTTTAGATGTGCTCGACGAGATCACCCTTGTGCGGCTGGGCCGCATCGGGGTGTGGGTCAGTCTGTATTGGGACGAGCCGTACAACACCGAGGGCGTCTTTACGCTCGAGGTCCGGCCCACCACCGAAAATCTGTCGCTCCTGCGGGAAGGGCGCTGGCTCAAGCGGTCCGACAGCCGCGTGCCCATGCGCATCTGCCACCGAAGCAACCAAAACGACGACGCGAACCTCGTCTGCACCGGCTTCCCGGGCACTTGGATCCTGAGCAAGCGGGTCAGCACCGAAACGGTCAAGGCCGAGAACGCCGAAGCCGCCATGCGCCGCCTTGTAGCTGCCATGGACCCGTGGCCCCGCTTCGAGCTGGGGGAGCTGGTGGGCTTCGATACTACCTTCACCGCCCAGACCTCGGGCGGCTCCCTGCTCGACTACTGTATGACCATCGGCGCGGCCTGTGACCTCGGCTTCCGGGTTGCGCTCAGTGGTAAAAATGCCGACAAAAAGCTATTGTTCGAGGTCTACCGCCCGACTGCTGACCCCAACAACCGCTTCGCGACCAAATGGGGCAATTTGCAGGGGGCCAGCTGGGCGTTCGGCGACAACGACTATTGCAATGTGGCCGTCGTGCAGGGCGCTGGCGAGGGCGAGAACCGCGCCACGGTAACCGTCGGTCTGACCGACGCCGCCGGCATCGACCGGCGCGAGCTGTATGTGGACGCCCGCGACGTCCAGCCGGACGAGGACAAGGGCGAGACCAACCAATCCGCTGATTACCTCGTCCGGCTCATGGACCGTGGGACCACCAAGTTGCTTGACCAGCTGCGCACCGGCAGCATCGAGGCCGACCTCAGCGCCGACCTGTCCCCGGGTGATGTGGCGTTCTGCAGCTTGCCGGAGCTGGGCTACAAGGCCACCGTCCGGGTGGCAGACGTCATCCTGCAAAGCCAGTCCGACAGCACCACCCGCACCCTGCGGCTGGGCACGCCGGTCTGGCACAAACTCTGACAGGAGGGATTTCTTTTTGAGCATCATTACCTATCCCCTCAACGGCCCGACTTACGACGCAAACGACGCGGCGGCGTACTTTTCCACCCGCACGTCGGGCGTCTTTAGTACCGATGAGGATTTTTCGGTCACATCTGACGGCAGCGGCCTGACCGTCACTGTCGGCGCAGGGCGCGGCTGGGTCCACCCGGAGCGCTTCGTGGGCTACAGCGTCACCCAGCGCGAGGACACCACCCTGACGCTCCCCATTGCGGACGGCCAGCGCCCCCGCATCGACCGCATCGTGCTGCGGTATGACGCCGCCGCCCACGAGACCCGCTTGCAGGTCCTGCAGGGCACGCCGGACACCTCGCCCACGGCTCCCGCCATCTCCCGCACGGCGCTGATCTACGACCTCTGCTTGGCCGAGGTCACCCGCCCTGCGGCATCCACCACCATCACCGCTTCCAACATCCGCGATACCCGTACCGACGAGAGCCTGTGTGGCTTGGTCCGGGATGGCGTGGACGGGATCCCAACGGATCAGCTCGAGACAGAGGCGAGAGAGCGTTTAGCAGCGCTCAATGAAACGGCCTCAGCCAGCGCCGAAGCTGCTGACGCCAGCGCAAAGGCTGCGGCTTCCTACCGGGACGCGGCGGCGGAAGCCCTCAGCAAGACGGTGAGACCGACTGCTTCTGATATTGCAACTGGTCAGTGCTTCGACCTCGACAGCGGTGGCAGGGTCGTGTTCAAATCCGCTGAAAACAAAGGTTGGTATCGCGCTACGCTGCCGGATGGCGTTTGTACCATCGATGTAAAAACGCTGGTCGCAGCCGCTGTCACCACCTCACTCGCCAACCCCTATGTACAGATAAAATCCAACGCCGTTGTTCTTCTGGATGATACCGGACACGCGATTTATACGGCTGGCGGTGCGCCCGCCTACACGTTCACCGATAAATATTTCGAAACGACCATCCTTAGCGATGACCTGAAAAACGCAAAAGAGATTCTCGTCCAGTTTGTTTTTCAGACAAAAGGCGTCGTCGGATATCCTACTGTGACCTTTCACAAAAACCGCCTTGACGCACTGGAAGAAAAAGTCGCGCAGGGCGGCGGCACGGGCAGCACTGACATCGGCCTGAGCATCGTGGACGGAAAATTGTGCGTCACCTATGACAACGGGACTTAAAGGAGGTTTATCCAAAATGGCACAAGTCACAACCCCTATCCTGACCGACGAAACCGGCCAGCGCATGGCCGCTGCGCTCGAAACGCTGGCCCAGAACGGCGGCACGGGCGGCGGTTCCGGCTCCACCACAGACCTCACCATCGGCACGGTGACCAGCGGCGACACCGCCAGCGCGACCATTGTAAACGGCAAGCTCAACCTCGTGCTCCCGCGCGGTGCAACTGGCGCAACGGGTGCAACTGGCGCGACGGGTGCGACCGGCGCACAGGGTCCTGCGGGCAAAGCCGGAGCTGCCGGTGCGCAAGGTGCAACGGGGCCACAAGGCCCCAAAGGCGATACTGGCGCTACAGGAGCCACTGGTCCGGCTGGCCCGGGCTTTTCTGACACCGCAAAAACGCTGATCTTGTCGCTGTTTGAGTCGGCGGCATACGGTAACAGCACCATGCAGAGCCAGCTGGACGCCCTCAAGACGGAGTTTGGGCAGAGTGGCGGGGACACGCCCACGCCGTCGCCGACCTATTACAGCGTCACCTACAGTCTGAGCCATGTGACCAGCTCCACAAGCACGGCCAGCGTGGCGCAGGGCAGCTCGTTTGCAGCCACCCTGACAGCAGCCTCCGGCTTCACCATGTCCAGCGTGACCATCAAAATGGGCGGCGCAGACATCACGTCGTCCGCTTACAGCGCCAGCACCCGGGTCGTCTCCATCGCCAGCGTGACCGGTAACGTGACCATCACAGCGACGGCGGTGGCGGCGACAGTCGCGGTGTCCAGTGTGACGCTCAACAAATCCACCCTGAGCCTGACCGAGGGCAGCAGCGAGACGCTGACGGCCACAGTCCTGCCCAGCAACGCCACCAACAAGACCGTGACATGGACGGTCTTGCCCAGCGGTTATGCGACGGTTTCCGGTGGTGTGGTCAAGGCCGTCAAGGCGGGCAGCTGCACGGTCACGGCCAC